GGGCGGCAAGTTGGGCGGCCAGCGCCTCGTTGCGCACGCCGTAGTAGTTGCGGCTGTCGGAGACCACGCCGCCCTGCACTGAGACATTGCCGATGTCCTGATGACTGGTCGTCATCGGCTGGTTATTGGCCGGATTGGTCCAGGTGACGTCGATCTGGTTGATCGTCTCGCCCCAGCCCTTGCGCTGGAAGTTCCCCATCTCGGCGTTGGTCGGGTCGAACACCGGCAGCGTCGAAGGGTCGTAGTCGGCGCGCAGCAGCTTCAGCGTCAGCAGGCCCGACGAAGGGTCGGTGAAAATGTAGCCGTTGATGTGATTGAGGATGTCGTTGACGAAATCCTCGACCGTCTTCTGGGTGTTCCACTCCAGTGCCAGGCCCAGCCCCTCGCTGAACAGGATTGAGCCGGCGTAGTTGAAAGCCGCCGCGTCGAGCAGCGCGGTCGAGCCGCCCATGCCGAAATAGGTCTTCTCGGTCAGCACCTCGAAGATGATGTGCGCCGGGTTGACCTCGCCGCCGGCCGACGAGGTGAAGGTGTAGACCTCGGAGCCGAGGGTCACGGTGTCGGCCGTGACCGGCAACTCGTGGAAGGTGATGACCGTCGTCGTCCAGCCGGACGTCGGCGAGACGTCGTAGCGGTTGCTGCCGAGGTGAACGGTGCTCGGGCAGGTCACGGCGCCGCTGTAGGTGCTGCCGCTGCGCTTGGTGGCGATGTAAGTGTGGGTCGCGTCCGACGTCGCGTAGAAATAATGCGACGAGGCGTTGATCGAATTGGCCAGGTGCGCAGCCGCGTCGGCGATTCCCGCGCCGATCCCGGCAGCGAAGCCCGTGTCCTGCACAGTCGGGATGCGCAGCACGGTCTGGTCAAGCATCGTCTTCGGCGTGCGCCGGATGCGAACCGACACCTTCTGCGCGACGATCGGGTTGTTGCTGGTCCAGAGGAAGCCCGCAGCATTGATCCCGGTGAAGAACACCGAGGCGATGTTGCGGAAGGCGGGCGTCAGCGCGCCGCTGAGGCCGCTGAGGCGCTCGGCCAGCGCGTCGGGCAACACCTGGGTCGCGCCGCCGGGAAGCCAGCGCATGACGCCCACCGCGCCACCGCCTTGCTTCGGGCCGCCGAAGACGTTCGGCTGGTTGATGGTGATGTCACCCGCGACGTCCTGCTCGCCCTCCCAGATCGTCTTGTCGTCGATGTAGAGCCCGGTGATCGCATCGGCCGGCGTCGAGATGCCGAGGTGCAGGCTCATCCGATAGTCGGTGACCTGTTGCTTGCCGCCGCCCTTGCCGCCACTAGACATGGAGCGCCCTCACCTTTTCGACGATGGACGCCGCCATGCCGTCGCCGGTGGCGAGCAGCCGACTGGCCGGGATGCCGTGCTTGATGAAGTCGGCGAAGTCCAAGCCCTGCAGCTCGGCCCAACGGCGGATGCCGCGCACGCAGTGGCCCGTCTGGCGCACGTCGGCGATGGTGACCGTGAAATCGTCCATCAGGCGCTGACCTGATAGGTGACCGAACTCAGGTCGCCGGTCCACAAGACGTTTGTGTCATCGACGATCACTTCGCCAAAGACCACCGGGGTTAGCCTGCCGGCGCTGGCGGTCGGCGCCTGCTCTGCGGCGGCTTGCGGCGGCGCGGGCGGCGCGGGGCGTAGCAGGAACGAGATGGCGTCCAGCGCCACCGTAATCAGCAGGATGACAAACCAAGGCATGGCTGCTCCCGATCAGGTGAAGTTGTTGGTGATCCCGAGGGGATTGACCTCGGGAATCCACGGCTGGCCGCCGTAGTTGTTGATGTTGGCGTGGTCGGTGCAGCCGGTCATCAGGTGGTCGCAGCCCTTGGCGAGCGCAACGTGCGTGCCAGCCGTCAACGTGGAACAATCACCAGCAAGTTGAATTTCAGTCGACGACGTGACGCGAATGATGGTGCGGACCTGGATCACGCCCGCAGCGTCGGTCCAGGTCGCCAGACCACCGGGGAACAGGTTCTGGGCGAAGCTGCCGTTCCAGCCGCCGGGCAGCTCGATGAAGGGGTTCTCGTTGGCCGAGACGATCGGCGTCACTGTCGCCGCCGACTGGCTGGCGCCGCAAGCGAGGCCATAGAGAACCAGCGGACAGCCGATCGAATAGCTGCCCCGCAATCCGGCGCGGCCCATTGATGTCGCGATCGGCTCACAGGAAAAAACGGCGTCGTCCTGGTTGTCGGTCCCTTTGTCGATGCCTGTGCGCACTGACAGCACGCGCCCTGACCAGAAGGTCTCGTAATCGCTGGCTCCTACGTGGCCCGCCATGATCTGCAAGGTGACCACGAACGACGGCGGATAGGGCGAGAACATCTGCACGATCGGCAGGTTCTTGGGCACGCTGACTTCCAGGGTCGCCTTGTCCAGCGAACCCGAAGCCACGAAGTCCTGGTTGTAGATCGCCAGTGGCTGGTAGGTGATGCCGGCCGTGGTGATCGCATCTTCGGCCGTGGTGTAGCCGTAGACATTCCCGCTGTTCGGACCATAGGTGAACAGATAGAGCGCGACGGGCGCGCCCAACGTCCGGCTGGTCTCTAGCGAGGCAAAGCTGGTCATGCGGTCGTCAGCTCTCGGGCGGCAGGTCTTCTAGACTTACCACACTTAGTTGACATTGCACCACCTGATTGGTGATCCACTCGCACGTGAGCGCGTCGCTGGCGAAGCGCCATACCGGCATCCAACAGATCATCGCCACTGTCGTCGGGTCGAGCGCGGTGGCGAGGTTGGCGCTCAGGGTGATCCGGCTGTTGCCGCCGACCGCCGCAATGCTGCTGACCTTGCCGAACTCGAACGTGCCATCGTTGAACACCGCGCAGACGGCGTCGAATACCGTGTCGCCCGCGTAGGCCGTGGCGACGTCGGTCCCGGCCACCGAGAACACCGGTTGGCCCGAGGCGGCCAGGGCCAGCAAGGGCAGGTCATTTACCCAAGTCGGCATGTAGAACTCGCCGCGCTGGCCCTTGGCTCGGATGAAGGTGTCCTCGATCAGTCCGTTGGCCGCGGCGGTCATCTGCAGCCAGGTCGCCTGCTGCGTCAGATGGCTGAAACCGATGGGCTGGTTGTAGGTGACGGCGCCCTGGCCGAAGTCGATGGTCTCGAACGGATGGCCGAAGTTGAGGTTCAGCGTCTGCCCCCAATCCGGCTTGGCCAGGAACACCTCGCGGCCGTTGAACAGCGTGCTCGCTGCGGCCGGGTTGATCTCGGGCTCACTGGTCGGCGTGACATCGAAGGTGACGGTCGCGGTGATGGTTTGGTCGGCCGGCCGCGAGCCCTTGATCTCGGTCCCGAGCACGCCCAGCAGCGCCGGATAGACGCTCGTTCCGACCGGCCATGCATTGGCCGTGGTGTCGCCGAAGGTGAGCGTCGTACCGCTGACACCTCCCGGCTGGCGTACTTCCATGGCGCTGCCGTTGACCAGCACCACCGGGCCGACCATCCAGGGCTGCTGCACATCGACGGTCACCACCGACGCGCCGGTTGCGAGCGACGAGGTGGTGAGCTGCTGGCGCGAGTAGTCGGCCATGTAGATCGGGGTCGACGAGATCTGCTTGTTGAGCGTCCGGGCGAACAGGTTTGCCCGCGCCGCGAACTCGGTGACGGTGAACTCCAACGACTTGCGCGGGCGGTTGCGCACCGCGCGCCGCTGTTCCTTGCCGGCGCGACTGGTGATGATGTCGGTTTTGAAGGTCCGGGTGACCTTGTAGGAGCCGGACCAGTCGGGCTGGAAGGGGAATAGCAGAGTCATCAGTTCGCCAGGATCTGGCCGATGGCGCGCTTGTTCTGGCGCACGTGGTTGATGATCGCCTTCTGCCCTGCCGTGGTGTTCAGCGCCTCACTGAGCACCGAGGCGGCGTCGAACATGTTGACGATCTTCACGTCGTTCTTCGCCGGGGCGCCGCCACCGCCGCCTGCGCCCTGCTGGTTGAAGATGTGCCGCGGGTTGTCCTCGGTCAGCACCTCTTCGTTCTGCTTCAGGATCTTGGCGTATTCGCCCGTCCCCAGGCCGGCGATGCCACCAGCGTGCATCCGGCCAGCGTTGGCGAAGACGCCCGGCCATACCGAGCGCGACTGTCCACCGGCCGCGCCGACCACGCCGCCGCCGTGCAGCAGGCCGATGATTCCATCGATCGCGCCGGCGGCCCCGCCGCCGCCGAAGCTGCTGAGCAGGCTCCCAAGCCCGCTAACCGCGCTACCCGCACTGCTGATCCCACTGCCGATGCCGGCGCCCACGCTCAGCGCGGTGGCCGCGGCCGTCAGCGCTGTAGCCGCAGCGATCAAGCTGGTGCCGGCGGTCGACAGGGTGACGCCCGCCGTGCTCAGCCCTGCGCTGCTACCGGCGTCGCCGAAGATGCCGTTGACCGCACCCGAGATGGCCCCGCCGATCGGGGACTTCTGGAGCAGGTTCAGCAGCTCCTGCTGAAGGATCATCTGCGCGATCTTCTCAAGGAAGTCGGCGGCGAAGTTCAGGAACGATTCGCCGATGGCGCCGAACAGCCCCTTCAGCGTCAGGCCGCCCTGGATGAACTTGCCAAGGGCGTCGGCCGACGTCTTGAAGGCGTTGCTGAGGCCAGTGGCGAGATCTTGGTTGATCGACTTGGTGTCGGTCAGGGTCGTCTTCACCTTGCCGAGGTCGCCCTGAAGCTTGTCCAGGGTGGCGATCAGAAGATGATCGCCCAGCGCCTTGGCGAAGGCGATGGCGTCGGGCAGGCCGCTCTTCAGCTTAGCGGTGATGTCGGCGATCTCGGCCTGGAGCTCGCGCACCTTGTCCGCGTCGCCGTCCTTGAACGCAGCCTGCACCTGGCCGGCCAAGTCCTTCCGCTGCGAGCCGAGGCCGATGACGTCGTTGTAGGCCTTCTGCTGCGCTTGCAGGTCGTAAATCTGGCCCTTCAGCTTGGCGTACTGCTCGCCTTGGATGGTCAGGACATCGACGTGATCCTTGGTCGCTTCGGCCGCGATGTACTGCTCGCGGGTCAGCGACTGTTCGCCCTTGGTGAGATTGTTGATCTCGACCACCAAGCCAGCGACCAGGCCCTTCTCACGCTCGGCCTCGGCCGCGTCGAAGCTGGCGCCGGCGGCGCTGACGGCCTGGTTGCGCTGGTCCTTGCTGAGCGTCAGGCCAGCGGCCCCGGCGCGCTTCTCCTGCTCGCTAAGCTTCGACTGGATGAACGCCTCGCGCGGGCCGAACTTCACCGCCTCGGTGTTGTCCTTGAGCGCCTTGATCCACTCGGCGAACTGCGCGTTGAACTCTTCCTGCTTGGTCTGACCGTTGGCGAGGATCGCCTGGCCGCCGCCCATTTTGCCATTCGACCAGGCTTCGAGCTCGGCGATGGTGAGCGGGTGGCTCCTGTCCGGCCGGCCGTTGGCGCCACGGTGGAAGAACACGGTAGGATTAGCCGCAGCCGCCGCCGGGTCGAGCGCCGCGGCACTCTGATTCGGATTGGTCCGGCCGGCGCGGATCATATCGACGGCTTGCGGGCCGCCGAGGAAGTGCGCGAGGTAGGTGTTGGCGTCGTTCGGCGCGATGCCGGCGCGCGCCAGGATGCCCTGGTTCTGCCGGATCAGCTCGTCGAGCATCTTGTCGGCGGCGGCCTTTTGCGACCGCATCGCCAACTTGGCTTCGCGGGTCATGTCGATCAGTTCGGGGAAGACCTGATCGAACAGCCCGAGCCAGGTCTTCTCGGTGAACTGACCGATCCCCGAAGCCGATGACGAGGGCCGCCCGCCGGGGCCGCTGCGATTGGCGCCGCCACCCTCGACCCGCTCGATGCGCTGGCGCAGGTTCTCCGACGAGTCCTTCGGGATGGCGTCGTTCTGGGCCTTGGTGAAGCGCGCGTTCAGGTCGGCGACGACTTCCTGGTAGACGGCATAGGCCTTCTTCACCGCGTCCATCTGCGCCTGGGTCAAGCCGGGGATGTTCGCTGCGCCCTTCAGCGCTTCCTGCGTCTGCTCGTCGTTCAGCTTCACCGCTTGCAGGGCGTTCTTGAAATCCTGCTGCGCCGACTGCAGGTTCTCCTGGAGCTTGACAGACGGCTTGGTGTCCGGGGCCAGGCCCTGAAGCTTCTCCAGGGCGTCGTTGAACTGGCCAATCGCCGTGGCGTCGAATGCATTGCTGACCGCCTTGGCGGCGTCCGCCAGGCCCAGCAGCGTGCGCTGCGCCTCGGTGGCCGTGCCTTGGATCAGCGCCAGGGCGGCCTGATCCTTCTTGATCGCCAATTCGGTCTTGGCGGCCGTGTCGGCAGTGTTCTGCAGTTGGGCGATGATCGACTTGTCGAGGCCGGGATCAGCCGTGGCCAAGTCGTTGAGCGCCGCTTTGAAATCTACCGCCGACAGCTTGCCTTGCTGGAACAGGGCGATCACCTGGGCGAGCCGCTGCTGGCTCTGCGCCGTGCCGCCTGTCAGTTCCGGCACGACAGCGAGGCCGTCCGCCATGCGATCGCCGCCCTGCTGGGTCTTGGCGAGATCCTGACGCAGCTTCAGCTCATCGGCGAGAAGCTGGACGGTCGACGACTGCAGGGCCTTCTTGGCGAAGTCGTCGGCGCTCTCGGCGGCCTTGTGGTAATCGTCGATGATCCGCTGAAGCAGCGCCTCGTGGTTCTCCAGCGCCGACGACGCGGTGTCCAGTCCGCCGATCCACTGCGCCAGCACGTTGCCGAGGATAATCGTCGCTGCCGTCAGCAGCAGGCCGGGGAAGCCACCCACGGCCACCCACATCGCCCGCGCGGTCGCGGTGACGGCCACCATGACCGCTTCCATCGTGCCAAGCGCCACATCGACCAGCGTCGTGCCAGCGGCAGCGATTGCGCCCTCCGCACCCATCTCGGCCAGGGCCGTGCCGACGCCGATCACCTGTGCGCGGAACACTGACCACAGGCTCGCCAGCTTCTCCATGTTCAGGGCGGCGAAGCCTGCGGTCAGCCCGCGGACCTGCACCTGAGCCGCCGCGAACGACGTGGCCAGCAGCCCGTTCGCCCGGAACAAGCCGAGCATGTATTCGGCCACCTTCAGACCGATGAAGAACTCGGCGACCTTGCTGACCAGTCCCCAATTGTCGAGCACCAGCTTCAGGCCGTTCACCACCGCGCCGAGGCTCTGACCGATAGCCTCGAACGCCTTGGCCCCGCCATCGCTCGACAGCATCGTCTCGAGGTCGGTGATCAGCGATTTCAGCGCGGCCGTGAAGCCGCTGTCGCCGATCTTCAGTTCGCCCTCTTGCAGGAAGGTCTTCAGTCGGCCGAGTTGGGCCGTGACCGTGTCGAGCGACTGCGGCAGCTCGCCCGCGAATTCCTTCTTCAGGTTCTCGGCGAAGCGAACCAACGTCTCTTGGCTGGCCGCGACGCCGCCGCCCGAGCGTTGCAGCTCGTCGAACTTCTGCACCGACACGCCCACCGCGTCGGCCATCGCCTTCATCGAACCGGGAATGCGCATCCCGATCTGGTTGTTGAAGTTCCGCGCGTTCAGCGTGCCACGGTCGATCGAGTGCGACAACCCCTGGAAGATGCCGTCCGTCTCGCTCGCGCTGATGCCCGCCACCCGGCCAGCCTCGGCCAAGGCGACGAACACCGTGCGGATGGACTCATTGGTGAAGCCCATCTCTTTGCCGGCGATCGACACCTTGGTGTACTCGCCGGCCAGTGTGTTGAACTCGATGCCGAGGCGTTCGGCCTCGCCCATCAGGAACTGCAACTCCTGCTTCGAGCGGGCCTGATCACCGTCGAACACCACGGCCAGTCGCGCCTGCGCGTTCTCCAGGTTCGCGACCGTGCTGATGACGCTGCCCACCGCCTGGATCGCGCCGAACAGCCCGAAGAATGACAGCGTCAGCGACAGCACCTCGCCGCGCAGCCGCTGGAACATCGAGAGCGACTCACGCCCACCGTCGCCCATTCGGCGCATCCCGCCGCCGGCCGCGTCCGCCGCCTCGGGGATCTTGAACATTTGCGTCAGCAGCTCGCGGATCGAGACGGTGAGCGGCGTCACCGCTTCCGGGCCGATCTCGGCGATGCGTTGCAGGCCGACGACCATCGCCGACGACGCCCGCGCGCTCGACTCCATGGCGCTGGCCGACTGATTAAACGCCGCGAAGCTGCCCTGCGTAACGCCCTTCAGCGCGTTCATCGCGCGGGCCTGCGCCTCGTATTCGGTGCGCGCCTCGGCTGACGCCGCCTTGGACAGGGCGAACTGCGCCGCCAGGTCGCGCGTCGGCGCTTCGGTGGCGGCCATCTGCTGACCGAGACGGCTCGCGGCTTCCCGCGCCTGTTCGAAAGCGACGCGCGCCTGCGCAACGGCCTCGACCTGCGCGCGGTAGGCGGCGGTGTTGGTTGCCGCCGGGCCGAGCGCGGTTGCGCCAGCCTCACCGGTTCCCTGGCGCTTCAGCGCCTCGCCGACCTGGTTCAGGCTTTCGGCCGTCGCCCGCGAGGCGGCGCCGATGGCTTCCTGCTTCACCGCGATGCCGCCGAGCACGGCCGATGCGCCCTCGGCGGCAACCTTTATCTCGGCCAGTTGCGTGGCCGCCTGCTGCATCGCCCCGCGGGAGCGCTCGAACGCCGCATTGGCCGCGGCGACGTCCCTGGCCAGCTTGCCTTGTGCGGTTTGATTGTTGGTCGCCGCGGTGTTCAGCGACTTCAGTTCGGCGGTCAACTGCGTGACCAGTGCCTTCTGTGTGCCAAGGCTCTTTTCGCCGGCGCCGGCCGACGCCGCCAGGGCTTCCTTGGCCGCGGTCAGTTCGGTCTTGACCCGCGCCTGACTGGCGGCGAGTTGGTTGCCGGCCTCAGCCAGTTGGGTCTGCTGCTCGGCGAGGCCTTGCGCGCTCTGGAACGCCGTCTTGCTGACGTTCTCCAGGCGCTCGACCGCCTCCGACGCGCGGTCGATCTGCTTGGCGACGGTCCCGAGAGCCTGGAGCCCTGTCGCCTGCTTTTGGAGATTGCCGAGCGCCGAGCCGAGTTCACCCAGCAGGCCGTCGAATTTCTGCGCGCCCTGCCCGGCTTCGGCGGTGAGGCCGGTCAGCGTCGAGAGGGCGTCGCCAATCGCCGTGATGGCCTTGGTCGACTCGTCGCGAGCTCGGATGACGAGTTCGACGTCGCGTGACGAACCGGCCATCTACTTCACTCCCTGACCAAACGCTTGATCACTTCCTGGAACTGCTCGTCGGCTTGTTTCGAAAGGACACTGGAGACGGCCATCTGGAGAAGGACTGCTCTGGTGGCTTCGGCAACGTTCGCGCGTTGGGCCACTAGATCTGCTTCGTCCGACACCATGCCGACCGGGTAGAGTGGAGCGTCTGGGTGTCCGGCGCCGAGCAGCAGGCTGACCTGCTCCCGTAGGCGCCACACCCACTCGGCTAGGCTTTCAGGGCCTGCATTGCCGAGGTCGCTCCCTGAGCCACCCGAACGATCGTCTCCACCACTTTTTTTAGCCCGCCCTCCGAAGAGAAGGTCAGCTTGGCGACCGCCTCCAGCACTTCGAGTTGGACCGGGAAGACCAGGTCCATGGCGAGCGACACGTCCTCTTCGTCAGCCGCCAGCGCGATAATCTGCGCTGCTGCATCGGGGGCCGCGGTGACCATGGAGGAAAGCAGCGCGGTGCTGTTCTCCAGGTCGATTGACCCGCCACCCGACTTGACGCGGTCGAACAGCGCCGAGAGCGATTCCCGGTGCTGCGAGACGATGAGGCTGATGTCGGCGAAGCTGAGACCTCTGACGACGATATCGCCGTCAGAGGTCTCGATCGTTGCGACTGCAGGCTTGAGGTGCTTGAGACCCACGATTCTCTAGCTCCTTAAGCCGGCTGGCCGTCGATGAAGAGCGACGGCAGGGTGCCCTTCTTCAGCACCTTCAGGTCGAAGGTCAGCATGGCGAACTTGTCGCCGATCAGCTCGAACGAGCCGTTCGGGGTCAGCTTCACCCAGGGCATGTAGTAGTCGAGGTTGTTCCCGACGCTGTTGACGCCGAGGTAGTGCAGCGCCCCTTCGATCGGCGTGGTGCCCGAAATCACCCGCGGCTTGCTCGCGGCAAGCTTGGTGTAGGTGACCAGGGGCGTCGTGCCGGCGGTGATAGCGCCGCCGGGGATGATGTAGATGCGGCCGTGCGGATAATCGACCAGGTAGTCGGTGCCGGCCACGTAGGTCGTGCCGGACGGATTGCTGGTGAGGACGACGGGCGTGGCCGGGTTTAGACCTTTGACGCCGACCGGGTCAGTCGGCGTGACACCGACATTGTAGTAGAGGCCCTGGACGATCGTAGGCATCACTTCGGCGGCGACCGTGGCAGCCGTGGTGGTCACGGCCGAGGTCGTACCGAAGAAGAACAGCGCCAAGTTGGCGGTGTTGATGTTTTCGGTGACCAGCGAGCCGGACGAGTCGGACTGGATCGTCGCCGACTGGTCGATCGTCTTCACGCCGCCAGTCGACTGGTAGTGGTCGAGCAAGGTGGCCTTCAGGGTCACGCTGAGCGCGTTGACGTCGCCGAGGAAAGACTCGCCGCCGGGAACACCCGACGCGCCGTTGCCAGAGACGAACGGAGCGAAGTAGGCCTCGCCACGTCCCACCTGATAGTTGTTGCTGATTTGCGCGATGGACATGGTTGTCAATCTCCGTGAGGGTTATCACTATAGGGTTGAAACTCTAATCAGGCAAAGGGATTTCCTGTGTCCTCTGCCATGGTCAGGCTCAGGATCAGCCAGAAGAACGCCTTGGCCGAAACATCGTCGGGCGGCCGGACAACGCCGCCGCCGATTTTCATGTCCTCGACGACTGTCCCCATGCCGAAGAGATCGTAGCCGGCGCCGCCCATTGTGGCGGGCATCGCGGTCTTCTTCAGCTTGGCCCGCTCACGCGCCAGCGCCAGCTTCACGTCGGCCATCAGCCAGTGCGCCGGGTCGCTCGGGTTCTGCGCATCGTCCTGCGCGAAGCCCTGGATCAGCAGCTCCCACGGCCCTCGCGCGATCCCGCCACCGCCTCGCGGCTCTTCGCGCAGACTATCCTCTGCGTGGGGGTTTTCCAGAATACTGAGGCACGGCAGCGGGTCGTCGGCGCCGAAAATGTTCCGGCCGCGGAACACTCGCTGCGTCGGATCACCGGTCGCCAGGTCGGTGAAGTCCGACAGGTCGTTGTTGTAGCCGTTGGCGGGCGTGATCGCCTTAAGCACAGCGGTCAGCCCCATCAGGACGCGTAGGCGGGTTGGAGGTGTCGTCATGCCGCGATGTCCTCGATCAAGAGGTTGGCCTTCGCCCGGTTCTCAGCCTTCGTCAGGTATTGAAGGTTCTCGGCGACGTGCAGACCGCTGACCGTCTTGCCTCGCAGCGGCAAGACGTGGTCGACCTCATGGCCTGGCGGACAGGCTTCGTAGATCGCACGGATCACTTTCAGGTCTGCCCACGGCGGGGTGCGTTGAATGATCGCGCATTGACGAGCGCGGGTGTTGGCGTTCTTGGCTTGTGGGTTGCGCTGGCGCTTGAGTCGACCATGTTTGCGTTCCATGGCGCGGACCCCTTCAGGGTCGCGGATTCTCCGCTGCCGGTTGCCTTCCGCCCATTTAGCGCGGGTGCCTTCAGGATCTACCGCAAGCAGTCGGGCGCGTTTTTCGCGCATGTACTCGGCCATTTGTGCGCGTCGTGCGACGCCTTCGATCTGCCGACACTCAGTGCAGCTAAAATCCAGCGTAAATCTATCGGCGACGTGGCCGTGTTTGCAGGCGCGGCCGGTGAAGTAGACTTTGCTACCCGCAGCTATAGCGGCCAC